AAAATATTCATTTACTTCCATTAAAATGCCGTGATCGTCAGACAATAATCTTAATGTAGTTTCATCAACTTTATGTACACGTATATCAGACATTATTTTTATATTTACAATTTTCAAAATGCCATCTATTCATATTATGGCCTTTACCAATTTTTTTACAATACGGGCATTCACATTCAGGTAAAGAACTCATCATTCTTTTCATTCTTTCTGATCGTTCACTACTCTGTAATAGTGCTGCTTCTGAAATTTTTTTCCTAACTTCTGGTCTACACGCTGGATTAGATAATCCAGATAATCCGCATTTGGTATGGTCTCTTTTATCAAACTTACCAGAATCCCATGCCGCTTTCATAGATGCGACTCTTTTTTCTAAATCAACTCTTTTATTAAATTCTTTTTGTTTATTGCTATCGTTAAATACGCAATTGGATCTTCCTCTTTTCCACCCATCTGGTAATGGTAAATCTTTATTGATATACTTATCTGTATTACCATCAGTAATCCAAAATTTATTAGATACTGTATCTCCACCATCACCTTCTTCAATTTTTAAATTTGCCCAAACATCAGAATTAACAATATTATATTCTATACTTTTTTCAGTAGCAACTTTTTTAAATTCATCTTTATCTGTGGTTTCAAAGATAAGTTCAGTTTTAATATTATCACCATATTTCTTCAAATGCTTTTTCCATAATACGCCTGACCCTTTATAGTTATCATATATTACGCCACATGTTGTGGTATAACATAGATATTTTAAGCCGCTGTCTAAATGTGTTTTGATCATTAGTTTATGAGTTTTCATACTAATAGTATTTATCAAATAACCTAATTCAACCATCTAATCAAACTCCTGCAGTGAATCGACGGAAGTCAATCATATTTTTAATGTGAGTGTGACGCCATTTGATGTTGTCAAGGATATCCTTAAGGCTATCAACAATAACCTGCTGATAGTCCAACTTCATGCGAAGTTTGCTAATGTCAGCATCAGTTTCATAAAACAGATCCATATCACTTTTAAGCGGTTTGGCCATGCCGGCAAACGGGTCGTAGTTCCATCCTCTGCTGTCCATATCTTCTTTACTCATCTTGCCGTTATAGTATAACCATTTATCCTTTTTGAGAACAGCCATACCCAATTCACCTTTCTTGTATTGCAATTTACTCAAGCTGTATAGCTCAAGATATTTTGAGTGCAACTGAGCGCTCTTCATACTGGTAACATCAAGGTTAACTTCGTCAATCTTGCTGTCCTCAGCCCACATTTTTAATATATCATCTAGAGTCATTGTTCTAGATTGATTTATATCTTTTTAATCTAGGAAATTAAAATTGTCATATTTGAACGTCACATCAATGTATGCATACTCTACATCAGTTGCTTGAGCATTTAATTCTATACCACTGATGCTGCTGACAAATACAGAATTAAATTGCACGCTGCGCGATACATTAAAATGACTTGTGACAAAGTTTAATACGAGGCTATATGTTTCAAGCGATGCTCCTTCACTGTTACGTTTTAGCCAATTGTATAATTCTTCATATACACCTAGCGCTTCATCAACAGCAATGCGTACGCTTAAGTCTCCATACTGTAGGAATCCGCTGCTAACAAACCCTGCTTTGTTGGAGAAGTTGATGGCAACTTCACTAACGCTTATACTTGGGAAAGACGCTGATACTGCAAGACGCTCACACAATGAAAACTGGTCAGTATTAAACTGCATCTTAAACCCAGTCAATGATAATAAATTGGTAGCCATATTATAAGGTATTTATTAAAGTAAAAAGGTGGGCAACCTTTCGATTGCCCACCTTACGATTCCCTAAAGGGATTACTCCAAATTAGCTAGCTGCTTGTTCGGTTGGGATGTATGAACCACCACCAAGACCAGTAACAACGAATCTACGGAAGTATGGGTTTTGTCCGTTAGTACCAGTTGCACTTGCACTTGCACCACCAGCAAATGGGTTAGCAACAAGACCATAACGAGTCTTGAAACCAATCTTTGGTTGGAAGGTGTTAGGATCAACGGCGCGAACCATTGTCAACGGAACGTATGGGCAATAGAAGATACCTGCATCATATGCATTGGCACCACGATAACCAACAGTGATATAGTCGTTATCAGCAAATGGGTCAATGAAGACCTTCATGCGGCCGTTAAGAACACCAGCAAATACATTGCCAGTATCATCAACGTTAAGGTTGGTTGCAAGAGCAGGAGCATAATCAAGAACCCCAGCAGCTGCAAGCGCACTTGCAACGTTTGAAGAACAGATTACGATGTTGCCTTTACCACGACGTGTTGCTTTAGCAACAGAGTTAGCTTCAATTTCAATTTGGAAAAGAAGTGACTTGAACTTCTCAACAGCCCAGCGGCCATCAGCATCTTCGTTAATATCAAATAAACCTGTTGGATTGCCAACGGTTGCAACACCACCAGCACCAGATGCACCAACAAGTGTTACACCACGGATACCACCGACGATTGCCTTAGCATTAACAGTTTCAATAACTTCACGGTTGATTTCTGCAAGGATTTCAACAGATAGGATATTCGCAAGTTCAGCTTCTGCATCAAGGCCGTGAACAGCCTTAAGGTCTTGAGCAAGTTCCATTGTGTATTCTGCTTTAAGAGCGCGTGTTTGAGCAGTAACAGTTGTTTTGTCAACGGTGAAGCCCATTTGACCAAAACCACCGTTGGTACGGCCAATGTTAACACTTGATGTACCGTTAAGATCGGTTGCAGGAGCACCAGTAGCAGTACCATAAGTAGCGCCACTTGTACCAAGACCAAGAGCAACGTTAGGATCAATGTAACGAGCGTTAAGACCGCTGCCAGAAAGGCCTTCACCTTGTGCAGTTGTAAGTCCAAATGCACCAGTTGCGGTAGTACCTTGTTGACCAGAGAAACCAACATCTGGCTTGTTGAAGAGTGCTTCAGCTTGGTTTGTGCCAGCTGCGTTTTGGTATTGCGAGCGCATTGCAAAGATCAAGCCAGTAGGCATGGTCATTGGTTGAACACCAGCGATGTCATAAGCAACGATGTTAGGCATTGCACGACGAACAAGGCTGATAAGAACTGGATCCCAGGTCTTAACTGCACCAGTACCGCCGCCGATGTCGGAACCACCAATGGTGTTGCCTTCGTTGAGGAATGATGCTTGTGCGTTTTCTTCGCGGAGTGCTTTCTCTTGGTTCTCAAGGAGAACTGCGGTGATTGCTTTACGATAGTTGTCCTTGAATACAGGAGCGTCTTTGGCTTCCAAGATTGGAGCCCATTTCTTTTGTAGTTGTTCTGAATTAAACATAATAGTTATTTTCTAGGTTGTTGTTTGTTTTTGGGAACCGTGTATCAGCTAGCAATGTTTGCAGTTTGTGCATTGTTGAGGCGAGATATTGCGGTTAAATATTGTTTCATACTTGGTGAAAGATCTTCACCAAAGGTTTCGTTTTCGACGATAGTTTCTTTACTGATGTATGAAGAATCTTCAAATGTTTCTTCTTCAATACTTTGACGGCTATTGATATAAAACTCTTTGAGAGTTTCAATTTTCTTACGGAATGAATCAACATCGACATATTCGACATCTTCAGATAACGCTTGCAATTTGGCAACTTGAGTATCAGCAAGATCACGAGTAGTTTCGGCAAGAACATTTGCGCGAGATAGTGTTTCAACTTTCTCAGCAAGGTTCTCAGCAATACGCTCAAGCTTTGCAGCTTGCTCTTGAGTTTCGCTCAACTTAGTTTCCATTTCAGATACCATATCTGTCTTACCTTCAGGTACGTCAATATAGTTTTCAACAAATACGCTCTTAAGAGAAGTGATAAAGTTTTCAGCAATCTCAGTACGCAATGTACTTTCAACTGCAACTTTATTGTCAGCTACCCAGCTTTCAACAGCATACGTTAAATAACCGTCGATCTTTTCGACCAAGTCTTCGTGAATGCTTTCAACTTCTTCTGTCAAACGTGTTGCATATTCTTCCTTAAGTGTTGCTTCAGCTTCAGCAACTTTAGAGCGAACTGCAGTTTCAAAAATAAGCGTTGCTTTTTCTTTGAATTCTTCAGTTAGTCCAACTTCGCTTTCAACCAATTGCGCAATGTCACTTGAGTCAACCACAAGTTGTTCTTTAACAACAGGAGTTTCTTCAACTTCTTCATTTTGCTTTTCAATAGCTGCTGAAATCTTCTTGCGGCGATTCTTTAGATATTCGTCAGTCTCATCAGAATCACCGTCGTTGTCAACGTCGTCATCTTCTTTACCAACTTTATCCATTGCTTCTTCCATTTCATCAGCATCTTCTTCTTCATCTTCTTCCTCTTCTTCCTTAACTTTAGCTTCAGCGATCTCAGTTGATTCCGCGTCCGCCTCTAAAGTTTCGTCAAGAGAAAGTAATGTTTCTTCGCTGATATCTTCAATGATATCATCTTCAATTGTTTCTTGTTTTGTTTTCATGAGTTATATTACTTTATTTTGTTTAGAGTTTGGAGAGGAAATCTTTGAAGATACGTTCCTGAGCTTCAGCCAAATTGGCAGAAGAGGTCTTCTTAATTTCTGTCTCATACATTTCAATTTGTTGCGGCTTAAGCAGTCCATTATCCCAGATCCATTCTACGCCTTCCATAATGCCGTTCACAAAAGCGGACGGAGCACTTGGATCTTGCACAATATCAACTGTGGACAACACGAAGTCTTCATTGACAACAGTTTGACCATTCTTGCTTGCAACGGTTCCCATACCACGGCTTGAAACACCCAACTGACATCCGCCTTCCAATAGTCCTTTCACAATTTTGCCCATTGGCGTATTCAGGATGAGTGCTTTTCCAACAACATCATTACCATTCCACTTGAGAGCGGTAATGCGATGCGAAACTTTATCGAGGTTGATAGCAGGGCCTTCTGGGTGATTCAATTCACCAACGGCTCGGCCACGATCAACATAGTCAGTTACATATTTTGCAACTGCACCTTCTAAAACTGTTTTTGGATACACACGGCGATTACGATTAATCTGCTCAGCCTGCATGAATATCCCTTCAATAACATAGTTCTTACTGCCATCCGCAGCGGACTCAACTAGATAATTTAAATCTTCTAAGTGTTCGGTAATTAACTTCATATTGATAATAGTTTATTTATACAAAGTCAGATTTTATCAAGCACATAGTTTAGTGCATCATAAACCTTTGGATTGCCTCCATCAGACACGCTAACATTCTTAAACTTTTTTAGCAGCTTTGTATATAGCATGCGAATTTCTTTTACAAATTGTTTACCTTCATTATCGCGAGTATCAATTTGAATGATGCGTGAAAGAGCGCGTTTGTCTTCATCATCAAGCGCACGGTAAATTTCGCCTTGTGCTTCACGGAACTTTGGGTCATTGCGCTCAAGGTCTAGACCTTGAGCGTAATCAAACTTTTTTGTGTTTTTCGCAATGGCCTCGGTTACAATACTTTCAGTAATTTTTGGTTGGTCATAAATGCTAGCACTTAGTTCAACCCGCTTAATATCAAGCACGGTCTTGACCTTGTCAATAATCATGCGTTGCATCAAGCCTGCGCTGGTGTTTGTATCACCGGTAGCAATGCTTTTGATAAAATTTTTGATGTTACTCATACAGGTATTTATTTATATTTTTCTTTGTTTAATTAAGCGTCAAAATCTGCAGCATCAGTGCCGTCTCCTCCGCCATCTGCTGGAGCATTTGCTTCTGCTTCAGTTGCTTCCAATTTAATTTGTTCATTCATCTTTTCAACCTCATCATCACTTTGGTTTAGGATGTTTGAACGAACCCATTTTTCACTGTAGTATTTTCCAATTTGACCGCTGATAGTATCCAACATGCCAAGACGTTCTTTCATAATTTCAAAGTCTTTAAGTTCACTAAAGAAGTTGTCTTCAATATAGTCAACACTGCAGTTTTCACGAATAGCTTCCCAATCGTCTTGAGTAATGATTCCTTTTAAAATCAACTGCACCTTAAGCATATCAATGAATAGCGTAGAGAACTTACGGCGCAGACGGTTAATAAACTTTTGAAATTTAACTTCTTCACGGCTAATCTCAGTGCTACGGCCAACACTAAACATAGTTTCACTTTCAAGACGGCTGGATGGAACATTCAGTGACTTGTAAAGATTCTTCTTAAAGTAAACAACATCTTCAATTTGACTAAGATTTTCACCGCCAGGCAGTGTGGTAATTTCAGTACCCCGCCCACCTTCTCGACGTGGTAACCAAAAGTCTTCAAGCATACTCATGGTCTTGCGATCATCGCGTATTTCACCGGTGTTGGCGTCATACATCAGCTTGTTGCGGTACTTGGCCATAATGCCTTGTACATATTCTTCGGCTTTACCTTTTGGAAGGTTACCAATATCAATATAGAAAATACGGCGCTCAGGCGCGCGTGCAATACGATAGATGACCAATGCGTCTTCCATCATACGCAGTTGATTTACCAACTTGACTGCCTTGTGTAGGTAGCTGATACTAACTTTACCATTCTCATCAAGTACACCGCTTGGAACATATACAATAGCATTAGGATCAATCTTTAATCCACTCATACCAGAGTTATTATTAAAATCATCGGTATACATAAAGTACTCATCGGTAATTTCACTGGTCTTGATGCCAGTTACTTTATCAATTTTTGTACTAACCTCTTTAATCTTTTTGATCTTTAGCGGATCAATTTGTTGAATCTCTTTGATGCCATCTTTTGGCTTCTTAGGATCCATAATCAGGTAAAAATATAGGCGTCCGTCAATATACCAACGACGAAACAGGTCATAACCCATATAGTTAAATGAAAGCAGCTGAAGAACGCGATTAAATTCTTCATGAATCTTTTTCTTGATGCTTTCATTGAGATCAACATTGTCAAGAATTAAACTTACTGGTGCGCCGTCACTGTCACTTACAATAGCGCCATTTACAATTTCTGCAATGGCAGCATCACACTCTGGTTGAACAGCACTTGCACGATAACGCAAGATAAGATCTTTTTCGTTGTTTAGTGAACCGCCGTCAATATCAAGGATTTGACCATAATAACCAGCAGCACTACTTGCGGCACTGATATATGCTGCGCCATCATTTTCAACTGGTAAGGCAAAGCTTTGCAAATTAGATGTGCTATCATCTGCTTCTTTGCCTAAACGCTTAGTTATTTCAAATCCAAATATCTTCATATAGTTTATATATAATAAGAGCAGGAGCATGTATATACATGCTCCTGCTCAGGTAAACACTTCTAAGGTTTAGAAAATGTTGTTAACTTCATCAGTCCAGTATTGATAGTTAAGTTCAACAGTAAACTCTTCAATAGCATCTGTTGTATCATAACTTAATTCAATTGCACTTACATTGATTGGGTATGCATCAACGAATGTGTATTCTTTTAATACGTTTTCACTGCGGTCAAGTTGTTGAACTTGCATTTGTGCCATGTATCCCAATGATTGGTTACCAACATATGCCGATACGTTTGCACTATGAGCATTGATGAGATTCATCCAATTTTCAAATGCAGTACGAATCACCATATTGTTATCATTGATAACAGTAATAGTCCATGTTTCAAATGTGCGGTCACCCGCAATCTTTAATTTGCGACCACGAAATGGTACTTCAACAGTACCAATTACGCTTGCAGGCAATGTTGCACCTTTAATCAAGAAGCTTGCTTTTTCTTGATCAAAGCCAGATGCTCCAGGCCATGCTAATGTTACTCTAAACAAGTTTGGACGAGCTCCGCCGCCTGTTAGTTTTGATTTAAAATCTTCGATTCCAGCCATATTATTTTCTATGTTAAATTGTTATAGGTTTATTTATATTAGGCGCCAACGATTGTTTTAAACTCAACACCAGTACGCGTAGCAATGAAGTTAAGCGTAATAAAGTTAATAGAACGAGTTGGCTTGATGTAGATATCAGCAACAAAACGATTGCCATCAACCACATCACCGCTATTGTTTGTGGAGTCGCATACAACGCGGAAGTCAGTAATCCCACGTCGACCTTTAACATCACGAAGATAAGGTTCAACCATATTCTTAAATGCTGCACGAGTAAAGTCGTCGTTTTGTTCAAACAATTGATATTTACTAGCAGTGCTAATAGATTTCTCAAGAGTAATAAACAAACGGCGAACATTGATGCGATCAAATGCACTTGGTTTTGCCAAGCGTGTTTTATCACCATACAATACAATACCTTGACCTGGGAATGCGCAAATTGGATTAACTCCAACTTTATAAAGGTCATCACGGTCTGCTTGATTTGGATTGTATGCAAGTTTAACTACATCTTGCAATTGACCACGGTTAAAACCAGCTGGGCTAAACCACGCATCAGCAACTTCATCAGTATTTGCGCATAACCCAGCAATGTGGCCACAAGCAGGAATCCATAGATAGTTATCATTGTACTTGTTGTACACATAAACTGGAGATGAATCCATTACAATATAACTGCTAACAGGGCAAGCATTTGTGGTTAACTTGTCAGTTAAGATTGTGCTCTTTTTGGTAGCATCAGTTGTCTTATTAGCAACATCCAACGGCGCACTTATAAATCCTACGCAATCTTTGCGAGAATTGACAATGGTCGCCAATTTGATATCATTGGTTACCGCAGTTGAGGTAACAGCATGAACTTCACCAAACAATAAGTTTACATCAACACTTTGTGCATCGGTAAACAGGTCATATGCTGTGCTCATACCAGTTGCTGTCATTGCAGCATTTGTGCCACTTTCAAGTGTAATAATAACACCACCACCTACAGCTGATCGTGCACTTAATTGTGTAGCAACGGTTCCAGCGGAAAACGCGCTACCATCTGTTCTAGTAAATTCAGCTTCAGTTAACAATGAGGCAGAACCAGCAACAGTAGTATTGCGAGTATACATCAACTTATTGATGTATATGTAATTTGAATTGCGATTAACAACATCACGATAATAATTGGTTGCGCCATTATCTGTTTTTGCATCAGTAAAGAGCGAAAGGCCTTCCCATTTTTCAAGAATTGTTCCAGCAGTACCAGTGAATGATCCGTCGCTGTCAATGACAGCGATGTGAATTTCATCGTTGAATTCTTTAGCGCTCCAACCATTTGCGGTCTGAATTTTTTCTGAATATGAACTTTTTCCAGGAACATACGAAAAGTAACTAGACATATCATTGCGCTGTGTACCATCAGTTTGACCTGTAGTTGCTGGTGTTAATGCAGTACTACGGCAAAGTACAACGCTTAACGCATTACCAAGAACACCTGGATAACGTGCAACAATTGCACTCTTAAGTACTGTGCCACTAACAGTTGCATCAAATACGTCTTTATTGTTAATGCGAGTTGATGTAACGGCTGCATACCCGTTTGTTGCAATCGCGCTTACTGCCAATGTACAGCTAGTACCAGTACCACCTGTTGTAACTATACCAGTTGTAGCAGTATAGCCTGCACCGCTATAAAGAAGAGCAACAGTTGCAACTGGGCCAGTTGCTGCGCCGCCGCTAATAGTTAATACTTGAGCAGTTGCAAGATTTCCTGCTGTACCACCGCTAAGAGTAAGTATATCACCTACTGCATAACCTGTACCAGCCGCAGTAGGTGCAGCTGTAAGAGTCGTAATTGCACCTGTGGCTTGCCATGGTTTAGTAGCAGCATTATAATCAGCAGTTTCAACCGAGCGGGAAACTTTAAGATTACTACCATACTTTAAAAAGCTTGCGGCGGTGAAAAAGCTAGCTGTAGTTGAAGTAGTAACATTATTTGGTGGACCAAAATTTGTTACAAGATCTTTTTCAGAGCTTACAGTAACCAGTTGACCTGCCGGCCCCCAGTTGAAGGATCCTGCATAACCACCAACGCTGGTAGCAAGTGCAGGCACAATGTTTGTTAGGTCGATTTCTTTAACTTCGACTCCGGCTGAATATAGGGCCATATTTTTTTATTTCTCAGTTGTTATAATAAGTTGTCATAATAAGAAGGCTTTCAATAATCCTATTTATAAAATACGACATTTTACAGGCTATCCCATTCACGGTTTTGTGTCAATGCTTCTTGATAGTATTGTGAACTTTCTGGAGCATCAGATCCATAGTTATTTATGACGCCAAATAATGGAACATCTTCATCCATTTCACGTATCTTTTCACTATATAAGAGTTGTTTAAGATCAACATTACTGATACCACCAAATGCTTCAGTACTAACAAACCATGAAAACATAACAAGGTTCATTACCAAGTCATCATGCGTACTTCCGCGTGCAGCATAACTATCACCTTTTGGCTCAAAGCTGCTCAACTCGGCAATAGCATCTATGTCGCATACTTCCAGCTTTCCATTCTCAATCAAGTCTTTAAGATTGCTGCAGCCAATACGTTTAACGCGTTTTGTCATCATGACGCCAATACCATTGCTCTTGACCGCGCTTGATACAAACATATTATCATATTCATATTCATAATATACAGCATTACATACAACCTGTCCAGCGTCATTGTTTTCTATGACTACCATTGCATTATTATATTGCTTTGCAGCTCGCACAATAAGTTCTGGATATATCAATGGACTTATAAGATTATCACGATAAGTACACACGGTTTTAAATGGCATACTGCTAACATTAAAAACAGTAAATGTGCTATAGTCTTGCCCACGGCCTTTGCTAACATCAACCGTCATAATATAGTCATGCGCTTCAATAGGATCATCATAATAGCGTATACCATATTGACGTTTATTTGGTTCAATACCTTTTAGACCTAATAGCGCTTCACTACTAATTAGAGTTGCGCTACTTCCAATAAAGTCACAGTTATGTGAAATAATATCGCCATCATGATAAAAACAATGAGTATCCGATACGCCAACCGGATCGTATAATTCAATTTCTTTATTAAAAAATTCAATATGAAACACTGTAAAACCGTCACTTAAGATGTCATTTATAACCAATTCGGTTGCAACCTTTTGCAGCCCATTAATAATAAATTTATGATTTAAAGAACAATTTATACTCTTTCCTGTATATGATATTATTTGAAGATATTCTTTATGAATAGTTTTCCTAACACCACTAAATTTAACATATTGGTCATTACTATTTTTAATTAAAATATCATTCATAGATTTTTTACATATTCATAGATCATATTTTCGCATATAGGCAATTCTTTTGCCATATACCTAGCATATAATCTACTTTTAGTTAATACCCGACCATTTTTAGCTTTTAATCCAATTTGGTCATTAACAAATTCATAATAGCCTTGTATAATTTTTTGTATATCTTCATCGGTTAATTTACTCCATGTCTTTTTTCCTTTTTTTGCTAAAGATATTTTTTCCTTTATAGATGGGTCCTTAGCAAAGAATGCCTTACTCCTTTCAGACCGTATATTAAAACCTTCAGCTGCTGCCCTATTTTTAGCGGCGTCTGACATTTTCTTTTTAGCTTCATCGCTAAATTTGTAACCAAATGTTGAAAAATTTGATGAATTGTGTCCATGCCCCTTTCCTCCCTGTGTGGAATTTAGACCATTACGAAATGTGTCTAAATTAATAATAGCCATTTCTTCAGCCTCTTCAATATCTTTTCTACTTTCTGATTCAAGTAAAATTTCATATGTAAATGAATGTCCATTAAATCTTTTACTGTGTGCATGCTGAGCCATTCTATTCTTAATACGATAATCAATAGTAATACCTACATATTGATTTCCATCATCACGAGTTATGCAGTATAGGATATGTTTCATAGAGATTCTTAAGTTTGATTTTGATTTTATTATTATTTATAATAACATTAACTTCAGAATCACCGTCTAAACATTCAAACTCTTGGTTAAACTGCAATTCACTGCTGTTGGCAATAGTTTGCTTTTTCCATGCTTCATCACGCCCAGGTACATCACTCCATTTGATTGTGAATGGTTTAAATTCACTTGTCTTTTGTACCGCGCCTTCCCATAAGCGATAAAACATATTGCCTACACCATTAGGAGTACTTGTAATGATTACCTTGGTATCTTTACCAGATGAAATAACAGGATAGGTACTTGTATAAAACTCATTAGCATTTTGCACGAATGCAAATTCGTCAAGGAAAATACAGTTATGGCTAATCAATCCATTTGTATAATATGCATGAGTATCTTTAACATTTAGCAAATCATAGACAGATTCATTGGCAATTTCATCTATACTTTCTATGCGGATATTTGCGTAAAGTATATCTCCAATTTGTAAAAATCTTGCAGGGATATATGTTTCGCCATCATCCATTAAAAGTTCATGGTCAGGTGTACATTTAATACTCCTATCATCGGTACATACAATACACAGTAAACTGTCTGAAGTACCTTTATTTAGTATTCCATCAAATTGCTTAAACCCTTTATGTGTTAATACCTCAATCATTTCTTAGTTGTATTAACCCATCCAGCTGGTGCTTCATGCGGAAAGTAATATCCTCTTTTGGATGCATCAGATGGATCGGTAAAGTATTTCTTACCTTTATTTTTAGCAATCATTCCTTTTTTAGCAAGTGACATTTTATCTTTAGATTCTGCACTGCGTTTCATACCGCGATGCTTTTCAGCCGTCTTACGTATCTTTTCTGGATTATGATTTATTTTTGAGACATGATCTATACTCTTTTTCATACCAGTCAACGCTTTACTAATCTTTTCACCAAACCCGTCTGGCTTAGACATACCTTTTAATTTTTGCGATACAATACGACCATTAGCTTTTCGTGTTTCAGGTAAAGCTTCTATCATTTGGTTTCTTTTATGATAAAATTCTTCGGCCGCAGATTGAATATCAGGCAATTCATACTGTATATTACCATTAGGATTTCCGCATTCATAAATTACTTTTACTCGTGCAGCGTGTGCATTGCAATCTTTAAGATAGCCCAATTCATATATTGCATCTTCTACGGTATGGAATATTCTTCCATCGGTATGAACTATCTTATAACCATTTCCACTATGCAATCCGGTTTTTTGTTTACTTAATTTTTCACGGGTTTCTTTACTATGTGTCTTTCCATAAAATCCATTATTTTCGCCATGAAGTACACAAATATTACCTCCAACTGATAGATTATAAGTATCTTCTCTTAAAGTAAAGTCGCGATCAACAATTCTTTTTTCTTCGGCCTCAGCTTCTTCTTTAGTATTGTATACAGCTAAGATTTCTTTATTAAACCGGTCAACTCCATATTTTTCAACAGCTCTTCTTATCAGTTTACCTGATCCCATATATCCATCATCTATGTTGTGTGTAGAATGATAACCCACATAGATTTTACCATTAACTTTATTGGTAATTTTATAAACAGTATAATACATATGTTCCTCGATGAGTTTACTTTTATTTATATAATCATCTATTTTAACATAGTAAATTGCATCATTTTCATATATACAAATTTTGGTATCACCTGTCACACAATTCATACTCAAACCACGAATACTGCTACCGCTTGTTGCCGCTGCAATAATTTGGCTGTTGTTGCTAAACTTGATACTGCCTTTGTTCAATACCTTACACCCAGGCTGCAAAAAGAATGGCAGGTTTTCCAACATTAGTGTTAAACGGCTCAACATCTCACGTGCAGTTGCACCTTTGTTTGCTAGCATACCAATTGTTTTATCTGGATTAAATATGACATAGTGCAGGAGCCATGCCACACTTGTTATACTTTTACCGCTTTGACGACAGGCTAGCACAATGTTGAAACGATTGTCCGTAAAGTGTTGCACCATCTTTTCCTGATAACCACGCAGCTTAAAAGGAACAAGCCCATGATCCAAGTGAATAACCTTTACATACTGCTCACAAAAATAACCAACATCGGCCATGCAACGTTGATATTCAACAATCTCATGCGCCGTAAAGTTTTGCTGCACGCCATCGCCCTTCACGTGCGGGTTGCCATTGTAGGCATTTGGATGACTAGACATATTTATTTATTTTTACCTTTACAAGTTTGCAGAACCCTGTTACAATTGATTTAGATCAAACCGCTAATGGCAATCTAATTATATATTGGTTTGACCGAAGGCTCCCGAAGGGATGGTCAAACATCAACTGTTGTTTCACTTTGACTTTTAAGGAACTTCTGCAATTCGGTGGTTGTTCCAACAAAGATACTGTTGTTTGTGGTATTAGACCCAACGCTAACACTTTTTGGTGCAGTAGGTTCAATGACAAGTTTCTTGCGGTCGCGTTGCAATGTTAGCAATTGATTGTTCATATCAGCCGCACTCTTTATCATACCAGCTAGCACTTCAAATGCACGTGGATGTTCGGCATCAGCTGCAAGAGCATGCATTGTTGCTATTGCTTCATCGCTTGTGCCAATAAGTTTCTTGATATGATCACGTGCAAAACGATAGTCTTCCTCTACATCAACGCTAATGTCATCAACACTTGGTAACTTTTCTTTTACAGCTATCTGATTGTTTTCTACAGTAGCTATAGCAACTACAGGTAAATTTGTTTGTAATGAATCAAGTATATCTTGACGCGTCTTTGCTGGTTTAAGGCTCATAATATAGAATGTTTAAATTATAGGAATCCAAATGTAGTCACCGCAGTATAATTGTCTGGTGTATCTGTTGTCATATTGCCAAGACGCACGTTAATTTTATCAAGAGGTGTGGCATTAGTAATTACAGTGCTATCAAGAAAGTTAACATCAACATTTTTGATGATTCCGGTTTTATTAGTTTGACCAGCAAATTGAACTTTAATGTTAAAGTCAAGAGTATAGATTAGAGTGCGTCGACCAGTTTGATAGTCTCCTTCATAATCATCATTAAAAGTTGTGCCTGTCAATATAATAGGTACAACGGTATTTGTACCTGGGACGGCCAAGTCAACTACTGTTAAACTATATTCTGGCGGAAATGTTGGAATGATTTGTTCAAAGATTTGCAATGCATCATCTTGATTGCGCGCATATATACTAAGCTGCATACCAATGACATATGGTACAGTCTGCCAATAATAATTTTTTTTGCCAGCCGAAATATCAGTGGCGCTGGAAGTCACAATTTCTTGATTAAGACGATTTAATTTGGCAGAGCTATCATATGCAATACTTGTCATTTCAAAGCTCATGCGCGGAACCTTTACTGCAATTTCAGTTTCTTTTTGGTCAGCCGTGTTTTGACGAATACGTGCAAGCCAATGTTCTTTTGGTCCGTATGCTAATGGCACACGCGTCACTGCAGTCAACTTACCATCAATCAACTTGCCAGTATGAATATTATTAAAGAGTGTGCCAAATACAGCAACTATCTTTTTGATAGTTCCGTGATAATAGTAAGAATTGTCTAACATATAGGTGTTATTGGTTAGGCTCTCCGAATGGATTCATTTGACTAAAGTCGATATATGCATTACCGTTAATTTCAAACACATCATTTTGAGCATTAAGATCATTTTCAAATGCGTCTGGATCAGTACTGCTCATTGCGTATACTTCTTGAATTGTAACAACATAGCCGTTATCAATGCTGGTCAGCGTATCGCCTGCATCTATAATATGATAGTCGGCGTCATTCCAAGAAGGTACTCCAAGTTTAGTGCGCACTACACCGTTGCTATCTTTATAATAACCAAGAAATTCAAGCGTTCCAGTAACGCTTGTGCCAGACAAACTAACGGTTAGTGTTTCGCCTGCAACGAAGGTTTGCCCAGCCACACTAGTTGTGCGCACACTTTGTGCTTGAGCCGCGGTGTATTCTATAGCATCAACTTCAGCAACACCAGTATCAAGCGCTTGATTGCTATACTCAAAATTCTCACATGTCAGCTTAAATGTAGGAACTTGACCAGCTTGATAGAATGGTTTTTTATCTTCAACATAACGAATCTCAAATAAACCTTTTGTCAGTGGAACATATATAAGATCGCCTTCACGAGGGCGTGCACCACCTTCAGTAACACCATAGCGCCCAATCAACTGATTCCAACGGCGATTAGCTACAACAAAAGTAACTTGGTCTCTGAACTCAAACCCAAACTTATTCATCAGTTTGCCATCTCCTTCAAAGCCATCCACGCTCTCAACATACATTTCAATTTTAAATGCACTCTCAAAACGTGAAAGCATATCTTCATTTAAAACGGTATCCAATTGCACCACCTTGCGTGGTATATAATATACATCATGGCCGTAAATGGACATTGCTTCAATTATTAAATCTTCATAAAGGCTTTTTTCGCTACGAGTACCATGCGAAAAATATACATTACGTGCCATAATTAAATCAGTCCTTTCTTTTTATCCCAATATAATTTACGGGCAGCAGACATCTTATCTTTTACTTCTTGTGATTTTGGAACGCCTAAGCATTTGCCTTTTCTATTCTTAGACATTTTTTGCCGAGTTTCCTCTGATGCTTTTTTTCCAAAATTTTCATTAAGAATACCTAATCTAGTTTTACGAAATTCACTAAGTTTTTTTCTAGACTCATCTGATTTTCCTGGATTATTTTCTAAATTTCTTTTTGTAAGATCTGGTCTTTTATTTCCAGTATTACCTTTACTTATTTTTGCTTTAGTTATTTCAGTATGTCCTTTACATACAAATTTACAACTGCCATTATGTTGATTATAATAATCTTTATTATGCATTGCATCAACAGCTTTTAATATAGTTACTTCTAATTTTATCATTTGATCTGTGGTGCCACGAGAAATTATATATCGTTCAAACACAGAAGGATCTTTATGGTATTCTTCTAATACCAGTTTACTTGAACATATATATCCATCATCTATATTACCTTTATGCCAACCGATGTATAACCGATTAGTTTTAACATTTCTTAAACTATAAACAAATGCTTCAAACATAATTAAACATTTTCTACTAACCGCAGTAAAAATCTGGCGGGAACTGATAACGCGATTCAAAGTCTTCTTCAATCTTTTGAATCTCAGCATTAGCATCGTCAAATAGAGCACGCCCATTTAGTGTAACACCGCCTGGCAACTGCATACCTTCAAATTTCAACAAGTTGGTTCCCCACTGACGTTTCAATAATGCAGTGGTATAACGCTTAAGTACCATATCATTGTATACATCACCAAATGCATTTGGATCAATGGTTTGATATGCTTCAACGATAATATATTGCCCAGGCTTAAGCGTATGTTTCCAATCGTCATCAATGGTCAAACGATTCATATGGCGTGCAAATGTAATTTGTTGACTTGCACCAGTAAGAATCATTTCAAGCAGACCCATATATTCTTTGGTCATCTGATAACTAATAATACTTTCTGGTCTGCGAAGCCCATACAAGTCATTAAGATACATCTGATACTTAACGCTAAACATATCGCTTGCATCACCACGATTGATATTCATTACGCGCAGCACACAAATCAAACTGTCTGGCAATGTAAAGTAACCGTTATTAAAATCATCCTGTGTAATGACATGCTTATAGAATACACGTGTCACGCCATCATTGTGATATTCTTGATAGAATTGAATAGCCTCATCAAGGCGGTCTTCAATCTGATCGTCATCAATGTTTATTTCAAGCACAGGAGCGCCCAATGCTCGTAGGCAATAGTCAACCAATCCTTGTCGTGTAGTAGGGCGCGCCATATACTGTATTTATAACTTACGCCCACCAGATATTAGGGACGGACTCGTCAACTGGGCGGGAATCACCGGATGCGCTTGACCAGTGGACGAACTGCTTTCCGCCTTCTGGAACCGGGATGCCTACGAGATCACGGAAAAGCACCCAGTATTGCCCATCTCCATTATGTTCTCCAATGATGCAGAGAGCATGGGCATGTGACGCGAGATTCGATTGCACTTCGCCGTTCTCATCTACCGCAGCGAAGCCATTGGTGATTCCGAATTGCTCGGCCACCTGTTTTGACGGAAATTTCAAGATGTAGTCGATCATGGTGCGGTGAGAGATTGTAGTTTGGCGTTGGGCAGGCGTTTCTTGAAGAACTTAATCTCAGCAATGTGTCCGCCGAGAAAAAAACTTCCAGAGGTAAGACCACCAATTCTGAATGCGTTTAATCCAACAGGGAAAGTGCGCGTTACTGTTGCGACTGAACCTCCATTTGTTGCGGATGCAAAACTTGTTCCCTCGTAAGCAATGGCTCTTTTTTGAATGACTGATGCTGCTCCAGCCACCACTGCTAAAAGGCTAGTCGCATCAGTATTGGCTCTTATGGCACCCAGGAATCCTCCATCTGCCAATGAATAACCATGGCGTATGATGTTATCAGTTGTTCCTGAATCAATCTGAGCAATACCTCGGTTATTCCCAATTAAGTTATTGATCATTGCCTTGCTCAGTAGTGTGCCAGCGGCGTTGTTATAGAAGCTGGTAAAGTCAGCCCCCGTAATACTACACACATCCGCGCTGCGAACCACGGACGATGCCACGGTCGGGATGTAGGAGGTGGGGAAGGCTCCAGATTCTACTTGTGCTCCACAGATATAAATCAAATTCGTGCCAGCTGCTACAAGTGTTTGCCTAATATCGCTAATTCCATCCCAAGCGGCATTTGATGGATACAACGTGGCGAAGCAACTAGCTGGAACTCCATTGACAACAACTGAAATACGATACCAGTTATTAGGGAAGGCTTGGATTGCGCTCGATACAACAGAAAACCCGCCAATTGCCGTGCTGGTAACGCTGACAACAGGAGTTGATCCAGTCATTGTAACCTGTATTCCAGCATACTGAACCGCAGATGAAGCAAAGCCGATAGTAAAATATGGCGCGGCGTTAGCTGGTGGTTTTTTTATAAAAACAGATAGCGTCTTGATTCCTGTTCCTGTCCCTGTGAGATTAGCTTGAACACCAGTAAAAGTACCAGTACCAGTAAGTGACAACTCCCTAATCTGGCTTGAACCAGTCACCGAAGTTCCAGCAATTGTTGTTGCGGTGATATTTGTAGGGGTGGCACTGGAATATAAATCAGAGTCAAGTACAAAATTCGTCCTTGACTCTTCAATCAGCAATCCTTTGCAAGCAAGCGTAACTGGATCGTGGTCGAAGCGGGGGGAATTAACTGCGGAGGATTGGATCAAGCCATTGCTCCCAACAAAAGTAGCAGTCGATGCACGGTTGAACACCGGAGTCGGCCCCTTGCGTGCCGTCAGCGTTTTGTCGGTGGCGAACTGTAAGTCTAGGGATAGACCGTATGGGTCTTTTATATTACCCCAAAGGTTGATTCCTATGCCTAACATATGCAATTAGTATAATATTACAGCAACCGTAGCAGGTGATGTGGCAGCAGTACCCAGCATCATGCCAGCAAATGGATACAGGCCAGTGGTGACTGCAAAGGTAACTTCAAAGCCGTCACAACCCATAATCTTAAGGTTGCCATCAGAGCTAATTAGTAGGCCTTTGAAAAATTTACCGCCATGGCGTGGACTAACATGATAGCCAGCAGTATAAGCTGGCACTTCATATGACATTGCACTATCAAAAACTCTTGCATTACTTAGACTTGGTGTACTCATATGCTATATTTATACTTTAATTTTAAAAACAAATGGCGCTATTATTACGGCCACAAATACGACAGCTAAATATAAAAATGATTTGAGGGTTTCAGTAGCACAATCAAATGAAGCGTCTGTTACAGAGCCAACTTGTTGAAATACACAATAGCCTTTAATGATGAAAGCTAAAACTATGCAACTCAATGCTGTAACTAAAACTCGACGCGTATTCATTTACGTGGTAAGAATGATTCTGGCTTGCTCGCAAATTTTTTTCCAATGCTTACCAAGCCAGCTATAATTTCAGGACTAATTACACCTATCACTCCATAGGTAATTGCTTTATATAGACTTCCTATATCTGTTTGTTCCAATAAAAACCATGCAATACCACTTGCAAGAGCAGCAACAAATACCTTCTTAACCTGTTCCAATACAGGAACTGGTGTATTTGTCGAAATCAAACGTGCTAACATGCTTGCTGCGCCCAACAATGGAATAAGCCAGCCGCCTTCCAAAAACTCTTTTACCATTGATTTCTCTGCGTCCATTGTGTTTATTTATAATTTGTTGAAAGTCTGTATATATAAACTATATGAATGAACAAATCTATATTAAGAGCGCATTTAAGGACGAATTAGAAAACCTAAAGATTGGAATCGTTGACTATATTACAGTTTACCGCGTTGAAGGAGATAAAGTTTTCTTTAGTGCAAACCGTGGTAAATTCCATATGACAAAAAGTGAATTGGAAGAAGCAAGATTAGCTTAAGCCCAAAATACATTGGGAACATCATCTCCGCTTGTTGACGACTAATATATGAACTCTTCTGTGACAGGCGGTGTAGTAACACCGACAACGAATTTTTCAACAAGTGAGGTCATAGAGGTAGTATAGAGTTAGATTTGGGTGGGGTCAATGATTGATCTTATGCTAGTAAACAAGCCCAGCATTTACGAGATAATTTCCTACGATAGTAACATTCGAATTAAATGTTTTATTCGAGCTTGCAGATGACGACAGAACAGTTCTTGCGCTAGTGGCAGTAATTGAATTTGTTCCATTACCAGTATAGAAAAACGGATCACCGTAAAGTCGCAAAAGCTTGTTGGTTCCAGTTGTTGTTGTGAAACTTATGCACGGATTACTTGAATAAGTCATTGCACGCCCACCCCTAATAGTTGTTAGGTTAGTTACAATACTATCCCCGTATTCAAATGAAAAGAATGTGCAATTATTAGTTGCATCAGCAAGAGTTTCATAGTCAATTCCTAAAGTCCCACCAACAACTAGAAAGCATTTTGTTCCAAAGCATTGGATCGTCTGACAAACGCAACTGAACTGTGCGTAGGAATTGTTTGTTGGCATGTCAACCATTCTAGCGCAATAAGTAAAAGGAACTCTGTAATTTACATTGCTGCTGGTTCCAGCACAATACGCGATTGTTGAAGTCATAGCATAAACAGTTCCCGCTTCAACAACAAGCACACCAGTTGAAACGTCAAAGATTCTTGCGCTGTTGGAGATTGTCAGAATTGAATAGCATTCAATCGAACACAGTTGATTGGAAGTTGTGCCACCAGACTGCTGCCAGAATTTGGTTGTTGATCCTAAAATATTGAACTGACCACCTCCACTGATTACTTTGGATTGACCAACCGATAGAGTGAAAACGGGTGCGCTAGCAACATTACAGTTTACAACCACGCCCTCTTCAAGATGCAGGTTTCCTTCGTTATTAAGATTGATCGTGCTTGTGATCGAGTAGGTTCCAGCACGAACACGGACTGTGTCGCCAATAGCAGATGCAGTCATCGCCGCGCCAATAGTAGCGAACGGAATCGACATGCTGTATTTGCTAGTAGTTCCTCTTGTATCGTTTCCAGTTACAGCATCTACAAAGATTGTTCTGCCAGTGATTCGTTCAAGAGCCACGGTTCCTGATTCATTTGGCAGGGTCCATTCGCGGTCAGCTGTGATGTCAGCGGTCTTTAGGCGACCGGTGAGACCATTGAAGAACCAGACAAACCAGCCGCGAACACGTTCAACTGCGGATTGGTCATTAGCGGAAGTATTACCAAATCTATGGTGGTACGTTCCACTACTACTAGTTGTAATCGCACCTGTGCCAGAATCTGAATTGATTTCAGCACCAGTAGATGTTTGACTAGTTAAGATTCCGCCAATGCCATTGGTTGAAGCACCATATGTTCCAACACCAGATGTGCTGCTTCCAGAAACTCCTCGTCCAGTAGAGCTGCTTCCATTTACGCCTATGCCATCAACGGCTGTCGCATATATTGCTTGGCCTGAGCCACTAGCAATGGCAAGTATTCCGCCACTCCCATTACTTCCACGCGCATCTATTGCATATGTACCACTACCGCCTATTGCTGTAGCATATATTGCAGCTGCGCCCGCGGCTGTACGAGATGTAGTAAAATTAGCATACCCATTCGCATCACGTTTTACAATTGCATTGGCTATTTCAGGCCCAATGCTAAATACATCATTGGCCCCATAATTAACATTCTTTGCATATAATGTGCTAGGAGCACTTAATGATACATTAACACCAGGTGGCTGCGCAATTTTAACATTTAAGTTGTCCATAAGTTATGCCCAAAAGCGATTAGGAATTAGTGGATCATCTGTAGGACGTTCAACTGGTGTGGTTTTCTTGCGCACAGTAACAGTCATACTACTGCTCCACACAATATACTGGTCTACTCCTTCAGGCAATGCTCTGTCAATCAAGTCTCGGAACAATACCCAATAATATCCATCACCTACAAGTTGAGGATATAAGATTCCATCATCACTTGTAGTTTCAACACCAGACGGAATCCAATGTTCGCCAATAATACTCATACTATAACTTTGATCATACACCTGAGACGTTATCCCATCAGCATTTATTTCAGCAAATCCATTGTTCACTGCAAATGTTTCTGCTTCTTCTTTATTGTTAAATTTTAATAGGTAGTCAATCATTGTGTTATTATTTTAAGATATTGATCTGATAATTTTTTTGTAAAAACTGTAAAGCGAGAAACTATAATGTTAGATGGCTGATAACCAACACCGTCATAACCGCCATTTGCGCCCAATCTTATTCTATTAGGAGCAGCCTGAAATGTAAGCCTTGTGTTTGTACTTGTTAAAGTGCTTTTGCTGCCAAGCATAGATGTTTGATATGATGCTGATGTAACTGCGGTACGAACTGTTCCATTAAATGCTGCATTGATATTGCCAGCTGAATAGGTTAAAGCAATGCGATTATAGTCATTTAAAAGTTTGCTATTACTTAATGACAAATCAGCACCATAATGGGCGTCATTCCATCCTGTTAACATATTACTATTTTGATTTACGACTGCATTTAATTGCATACCATTCCTCCATCCAAAAGCTAAGTTTGAATTCATTATATTGTCTTTATGTATGGTAAGAACTCCTTGAGTAAAATTACTTGGTGATACCGGCTTAAATTTTAAAAACACGGCGCCTTCATTAATATTAAAAAAGTTATAAATCTGATCGTACGAATAGATGTTTTCATAACTGCACCAATTCATAGGGCGTGTAAGAGGCGATGACTGCGTTGGTATATAACTGCTAACATGCCAATTTTTTTCAAATTGTGCGCCATACAAGTATAATCCGTAAACTCCATTGCCGGTATATGCTGGAGGGGTGTATGATCCACTTTTGGTACCAACTGGTGCTGTACTAGGAACTGTTACTACACTGTCAGCGGTTCCAATATAGTATGTAAAAGATGTAGCGCTGCCAGCATTAACACTTGTGTTTACTGTATATGAACAACGATACCAACCATTTGCACATGCTGTTACAACTGGAGGATAATCGGTTGACAAATTGCCTGTAGCACTATTAGTCACAGCAATGGCATTGTCCAAATCAAATATCACTCCTTCATTGTCAAAAACATATTGGCCATTCAAACGAGAATATATGTAGCGATGACCATTTTTCTTTATAAAGAATGAAAAAGTATACAATGTATTTGCTGTTAGTACATTTGTAACCGTTCTTTTTATATAATGGCTACTGTATGTATAGTCTTCACGCAAGTCGTCTGCACTCATCAATGCGTCAGGGCCAATCACACCGTCTTGAAAAGAATCGTGACCAACCAAATTGTAACCATTCACACCCCAATATGAAAAATCATTTGAATATGTAAGTAAATTTGCCTGATCATTATGAGTACCTTCGCATTCCAAAAACAGCCCTTGATTTTTTATAAACCGCGGCCCATATGCTGGTGCAGTAGATGTAGGAATATATTGCCCAAGGTTTACACTTCTTTCGAGTTGAGCACCATAAATGTAATTTCCAATTCCTCTAGCTGTTCCAGCATATGAAACGGTTGAAGTATTGTCACCTCCGCTAAATCGCATTTCACATGTATGCACACTAGGAGATGCTAATGTTGCAAATGTTATGCTGCATCTATACCATCCATTATTAACAGATGTAATGGAACTTGAAACTATGTTGTTATAATATGCGCCTTTTGCACCAGTTTGCAAATCAAATGTTTGTTCATGAATACTTCCATCATTACACAAGAGTGAAAAATATCTAGCATTATCATATTTTACATAAGCACTAAATGTATATGTAGTACGAGGAAGATATGTTACAGTTTGTTTAAGTGCAACGCTACTATATGCATCGGTGGCAACAAAAGGTTGTGTTAGACGGTTACAAACATAATTTCCTTCAGGATTAATTATGTTACTGTTTGATATGATTGGAACAATTCTTACGGTTGCAGCCGGAGCAGTTCCAGCTGTACCAATTGTTCCACCACTAAATGTTATGGTGAATGCTCCTCCGTTATACACAAGTGTGGTTTCGCCAACGGTTGTTAATTTTATTGAAGCAACAACTCCAGATGCTGCAAGAACCGCAGTAGCTGGCACACTTGTACCGTTAGCATCGGCGATGGATACATTAGGAGCTACACTATAAATTCGTGTACCGCCATTAACATTTATACTGCTAACTGGCAAAAATGAATATGTATTCCAATTACCTATACCAGTTTGAGAAAATGCTTCACTATATTTTAACAGATTTTCTGGAGAATATTTTAATAGCCCATCACTGTCAATATATGTACTTGATGAGCTGGTATAATAAAGAATACTTGGGCCAGTAACAGCAGCTATATTAAAAATATTAGCAGTGGTACGGTCTCTTGTAAATGTTGGATTTTCCGCAAAGTTAATATCTACGGATGGCGCAGCATATGCATATTCATTAAGCCATGGTTTGCTAGCTGACGTAATATCAACTTGAGTATTTAACAATGCAGTTTGAGCAGTGCTCAGCGGTTTGTTAGCATCTGTGGTATTGTCTACATTATTTAATGCAAGTCTAGTCTTAACAACCACTTTATTGGTACTCAACAGACTAACTGGTAAAGCAACATTATTGTTTAGCGCATCCTGTGCATTTATAGTAGCCATTGTAACTATTTATTATAATGTTGTTGTCACACTCATGAATTGATTACTCTTACGCACTGGATAGTATTG